TGAACCAAGGTGCTGCGTTTGCATCTGATGCCGCCATAATACCGGCTGTAGATGATGATGCAGGAATATGAATGTATTTGTCGTTATATTTATCATACACCTTTAACCAGTTATTATCAACAACTAGATAAGAGCTGGTTGTATAATCAGCAACATCAGCAACAGTATCTGTAACAGGATTATCAGAATTTACAACAGAATTGCTTGATGGCGAAGTAACAACAACACAATCTTTACGTGTTGAGCTAGCAGTTGTAACTAGATCATCAACAACAGTTTCTTGAGAAGTTGCGTCTGCCATACCTGGTGCAATTAAGAAATCTACTTCAATTGTATCTTTATCTTCAACTTGATTATAAGCAGTTGTATAATCGCCTGTCGCAATTGTACCATCATGGCCATATGCCAGCGAGGCTGAATCATTAGCATCTGCAAAAGAAGAACCATTATACCAAAGCCATTTTGATTTATTATTAATAACGTCTTTTACATAGTTGGTTGAACCATCAGCATTTGTTGCTGTGTCTGAAGTTGATAAGAACGCAAATCTTTCTAGTACACTATTTGAAGTACCTGTAATTACGCCATCCTCATCAAGCACGAGAACGTGAACTTCACCTGCATCCGGTTGAGCATCAAACTGAGCTTTGTTTGTGCCAGTATCAGTTGCCCAACTGCCATTGTTAATAACAACGTATTTTAAGCTATTTCCTAGTGTACCTGGATATTTTGCTGTCCAATCAGCAAGTCCAGATAGTGTATCTCTATGGTCAGCATTCTTAATAAGATCTGCTGAATCTTGGCCTGAGAGGCCTGCGGCAGCGTTTGCAGCGCTGTCTCCATCTATTGCACGAACGACTTGAAGTGCATTAGAATATTTTAAAAAGTATGCAGCTGTATGGAAGTCAACTGCGCGGTTATTGTCTGGTGCGCCAAAAGTTGTAGCTAGTTCAGTTTCTGTACTGATCTTAGTAGCTACTTCCGCCGGGCCCCAACGAAATTCACCAGCATATGCGCCAGTAGTAGATTGAACGTTAGGCACACCGCCTGTTAGATCTACTTCTTTGACGATAATAGCTGGAGATTCGGAAGGTACGCCTATTGCCATCTTTGTTTTCCTTTTCCAGTGAAACAATTATAAGTAATCATGATACGAATATTCAATTACTAGTATTTATAATTTTTAAAAATTGGTGTGACTAGGGTCATATTTAACTTCTATATCGCCATCTAAAGACCACGAATTTTCTGGAAGCTCTTCAATTTCTTCTACTCCATCATCAATAAACCCGAATGGCACAACATCGGCTTCAATTTCTTCCATTCTCTGTTTAAACATCATTTCTTTTAAATTAATATCAGTAAGATTTCTAAAATAATCTCCTGTCGCAAAATAACCAAACATAACTAAATTCATCATTAAGTCATCGTGGTTGCCATCTGAAGCTTCGTATGATTGGCCTTTTGCCACAAATGTAGATATTTCTAATATAGTATTTTCATCATATATTTCTAATTTATTTTCTTCTAATATATCTTTTATAGCAGAACAACCAAGTCGCTTGACTTTACGAGTCATTTCAACCCCAAGCGCATTTGCTTTAATAGCTGACTCAACAAACAGATTTTCATATTCTAGTTCATGATATAACCCATTGCATACAACCATGCCTTGGTCATTAGATTCTACTACAACCATTGCTTCATTGTATAGTTTTGCATATTTATAAATAATATTTGGGAAGAGTAATGGAGAGATAGTGTTATTGCGATATACAGCAACCTGTTCAAACGGGCGAGCGCTAATATCGATCAAATTAAAAGTTGAATAATCCTGTCCTCTTCCCCTCGAAACATCGACTGTCATAACGTAGTCATGTTCTTTTTTAGGTTCTTCATAAATATATAATGAATTAGATTCTAACAATGCTTTAGATGGTTTAGCTCTAAATTCTAATAGTTTATTTCCAGATATTAATGTATCACCCGTACCAAAAAATGTATTACCGAACTCTTGGTCAAATTGCATCTGAGATGTATTAGCAATGGTTTGTTTTTTCCATTCTATATCTCTTCCAGGAACATCCCACCAATCTACTTTAAATGGCGTAAATTCATTGGTTTTTTGGACAGCGCCTTCCCATATTTTTTGAAATGTATTACCGATACCATTTGCTGTTGATGTAATAATGATTTTAGTATTTTTACCAGATGATACAACTGGATATGTGGATGTGTAAAATTCTGCTGCTCTTTCAACGAAAGCAAATTCGTCAAGGTATAGAAGGTTAACAGACATACCACGAATAGAACTACCGGATGTTGCCGCAGCAATAATACGAGAGTTATTACTAAATTCTATAGAACCTTTGTTTAAAGCTTTACATCCGGTTTGCAAAAAGAAAGGTAAATTTTCAAGTGTCATCGTTACCCGAGATAACATTTCACGAGCAGTTGCTCCTTTATTTGCAAGGATAGCAATTGTTTTTTCTGGATTAAAAATGGCAAACCATAGCAAATATACTACCGAAGAAATGGATTTACCAGACTGACGGCATGCTAATACAATATTAAATCTGTTATTGTTAAAATGGCTAAACATTTTTTCTTGATATGGATAAAGCTCAAATGGAACTAATCCTAAGTCAAGAGAAATAATTTTACAATATTTCGATGCAAAATATGCCGGGTTGTTCATACACTTAACATATTCTTGCACTTCATGTTCAGTCCAATTTTGAACAATCCCATCGCGTTTTACATTAGGATTGCCAAGATAGGTGTCATTCATGATCTATAATTTTTTCTTCTTGTTTTAGCATTCTTTGTAAATCTGTTGTAGATCCAATGAATACATTATTTGTGGTTTGGCCTTTAGGCAACTCCGTCAATTCATCCTTTTTATCAAAGTCTTTTTTCTTTTTATGAAGATCTAATAAATTTCCATTAATATCTGCTACATGTTTCATCATATTTGAAAATACTTCAAACGCTCTAGGATGTTCTGTTGCCCTAGCAACTTCTATCATCTCTTCAAGCGCATCAGTGCCTTTTGCTAGTAAGTCATGATAATTTCTTCTAGCATATTCAAAATCATTATCAGGTGTATCAGAATCCATTAAGCACTATCGCCATAATAAGTTATTGTTTCAGTAAACCCAAAGTCGCTATCTGCTAAACCAATAGTATCTATTGGATTTGGAGCAACAGATATTTTTTCTAAAGCAACGTCTGAATCGTTAAGCCCATTGTCAATCTGATAAAGATTAGTATCCGCTTGGCGAATAATAGTTTTAGCAGAAATAGGTCCATAAAAATTGACTTTCATATCAAAGTCTAAAGTATATATTATTGTGCGTCTTTGCTCTTGAGTTCCTTCATAATCATCAGTAAATGAAATCCCAGATAAAGAAATTGGAATATCTTCTTTTATATTTGAATAATCATCAAATGGCTTAATCGTCAAAGTATATTGAGGCGTAAAATAAGGAAATATTTGTTCTACAATTTGTAAAGCATCATCTTGGTTTTTTGCATAAACACTTAATTGAAAGCTAATAATATATGGAACATAAGAGTTAAATTTATTTCTTTTATTAACATTAGACCCAGCTTGGGAAAAGGTGTTATTCTTTTGAAGTTGCCTTGTTAAATCATATGCAATAGCCGTGATTTCAAAAGACATTCTTGGTAGTTTAATTGATACTTTTGAATCATCAACTAAATCTGGTTGCTGATTGATTCTTTCGAGAAATTTTTGTTTTGGCCCATATGCTAATGGAACTTTCATTTGATTGATTACAGATCCCGAAGAATTTTTACGAATGACATAAAGATTATTAAATAGCGCGCCAAAAATAGCTACGCTTTTTCTAATTTTTTCGTGATAAAAGTGACCGCCGAACATATCTAACCTTTATATATTTGTTGAAGCTTTGTTTCAAATAATTCTATTTTTTCTAATCTATTTGGCCACAGAATATATTCTTTTTCTGGATTTTTCTTTAAATTATTTAAAAGTGGAACTACAGAATTATAAAGCTTATCTAATCTAGATTGAGTAGTCATAGCTAATTGCTCAGCATCATGTGCTACAGCAGCAGTTTGTTGTACGGTTTGAAGCTCATCTTCGTCTACGGCTGTAAAGCCAAAATCAAACATTTCGTCCATTATTCAGGATCTCCAAATGGATTAGATTCAGAAAAATCTAAGAAATCAGTAAGTGTATCAAAATATGTATTTTGTTCAGTATTTGATAATTGATTATTTTCAGCTACTGATACTACATTAGACAATGCAAATAACTCACCAGCTGAAGTATCTAAATCTATTGTACCTACAATTGATCTGCCAGTAACAAATGTATGATATAATCCATCATCAGCGCCAGCATTAATAACTCCAAGAATAAGATCTGAATCACTCCAACGAGAAACTTCGCCAGACATTACAATGCCAGATGAGAATGTCTGATTTACAGTTTCTCCTAATGTAAAACCACCGCCATCTGAATCTAGTGTAAGTAAATACTCATAGCCATAATCTCTAGCTATATCATCTACGTCAGTAATATCGGTATCAAAGTCTTCACCACTAAATTCAAATAGTTCGCAACGCAACTTGTACGTTGGCAGGTCTTTTAATTGGTAAAACGGTTGTTCATGCTCAACATGCGTAATTTCAAATAATTTTTTAGAAAATGGGATATAAAGTAAATCACCTTCAAAGGGTCTTACGCCTTCAAGTTCATTATCATATCTTGCAACAGTTTGTTCCCAACGTTTTTTTGCTACAATAAACGTGGCTTGGTCTCGTATTTCAACTCCAAATTTTGTAAATAGATCTCCTTCGCCGTCAAAACCTTCAATGTTTTCAATATACATTTCAATTTTATACGAAGAATTAAAACGAGAATTTGCATCCTCGTTTAAAATATTATCTTTATTTACAATATCCCGCGGAAGATAGTAAATATCTTGGCCATAGATTTTTAGAGATTCAATTATAATTTCTTCATATAATTGTTGCTCTGGTCTACTGCCTTGGCTGAAATACATATTAGTTGCCATAATTTACCCCATAAAAAAATCTGCTGGGAATTCATGCTCTAAACGAATAGATTCTCTTAGCCGTTCTAAATCTTGTTGTGCATCTTCAAAAATTTGTCTACCGTTAAGAGTTACACCACCTGGGAGAGTCATGCCTTCAAACTTAATTAAATTAGAACCCCATTGCCTTTTAAATAATGCCGTGGTGTATTCTTTTAACCAGCGATCATTATAAATCGAAGTGTTTGTATCAGGGTCTAAAATCTTATAAACTTCTGCTACAATATAATCATCCTTTTCGATATCTTTATCTTCGAAATCGCCATGAATATAAAGTCTATTTTCTCTTCTTGAAAATTGAACTTGAGGAGTACCATTTAACTTCATATCAATTAATGATAAGTATTGCTGCATTTGTTCATAATAAGCTAAATCGCCCATATATGTATGAAGGTTTGCAATGTCATTTAAATGTAATTGGTATTTAATATCGAAAAAATCTTTTGTAACTGCACCACCTTTTATTGGAAACAGTCTAGATACATAAGTAATACTACTATCTAAAGAAATATATTGATTTGTAACATCGTCTGCTGTTACTTCGTGTTTTAAATATGTTCTTAAAGTCGCATCAGAATGAAATTCTTGATAGTATTGAAGAGCTTCATCTACACGATCTTCTTGTTGTTCAGGGTCAATATTGATTTCAATTACTGGATCACCCAATGAACGCATTACGTAATCAATTAAACTCTGCCTGCTGTTTGGATTAGCCATGTTTAAAACCTTTAAATCTTTTTACTTATTTATACTTACGTATTTGCATGACCATATGACCCTGAATAATAACCTGCGCGGTAATAATTAGGGTAGAATGATAATGAAGGTTGATAGCTTTCATAGGCAGTAACCGAAGTAAAAGAAGCATATGGAAAAACAAAAGTCTTGTTGGTTTCACTATTAAAATTAAGAGGGTATGTATTCGGTGCTAAAGCTAGCGTTGGTGATCCAACGTGATACATGGCTTGATTGGCATCCCCGCCGCTAGATACTCTTCCGCCGTAATGGCCAACATAATTAGTATCTCCTAACGTTGTGGCTTCGCCATCAGCTGTTGCGTGCGGATAGACTCTTACTTTTCCAATTACACCAGCAATAGTGTTTG